TCTAAATTTAAAGACGCTTATGTAGCAACTAGTAGTAAGGTCGACCTTCCAAAATCTCCATTTTCATTTAATGAAAAGAAAAAGATAATAAATTCTCACGGAATATCAAACGTAGTACAGGTAAAAAATCCATACAGGGCAGAAGAAATTCTAAAAAAGTATGATCCAGAAACTACAGCTGCTGTATTTATGGTTGGTAAAAAAGATGCCGGTAGACTTAAAGGAAAGTTCTTTCAAGATTGGAAAGATAATGCGACCGTTGGATATAAAGACGGTGCATATTTAATAATTGCCCCGCATGTAAGTATGAAGGTACCTGGTTATGGTGAAATGAGTGGTACTGCAATAAGAAAAGCTCTTGGTGATACAAGCTTAGAAAAGAAAGAAAAGCAAAAAATATTTAAAGGTATATTTGGCCACACTAAAAACTATGACCTAGTGGTAAAAAAGCTAGAATCTCTAAATGAAATAATGGAAAGTTTTTTTAAAAAATATAAATTAAGGTCAATAATAAAGGAGGCTAGCAACACTCTTCCAGGCCAAGCAGATGTTGATGATGGCCCAAGATATTTTTATGGTACTCAGAAATCATACAGAACAGACACAAATAAAATGGCATTTAGATTAGGTATGGAAGTATTAAATTATTTAGTACCAGAAGAAGAATTTTTTCAACATGATACAGCCTACCCAAATGGTCCAACTGGTGGTGTATCTTACTTCCCTGTAGGTATACCTGCAACTGGTGCAGCCGATGTAGCCGGTGGTACAAATTATATTAAAGATAGGGTAGGTACAGCTGCATATAATAGGTGGAAAAGATGGACAAAATACCTAGCACAGCAATCTGGGTATGAATTTGTAGAATATCTAGGGGCAAATAAATCTATAAAACAATCTAAAAAAGAACCTATATCACAATCTAAGCAAATGAAAAATATAAAAAATACACTTAAAAAACAAAAACAAGGCAAAAAAGTTTCTTTTCCAAAAGATATATCTGTAAATACCATAGATGAAAACCTAGGTCAGTGGTTAGCTAAACAAATATTACTCAGTGAAGGTGGAGCTTATGGTCATATGTCTCACCCATTTGATGATAAAGGTTTAACTTTTGGAGACTTTAAACAAATTATAGAATTATCTTTACAGGGAAACCTTGACCTTGAAAAAGCTGCAACTGAAAAAACAGATGGACAAAATCTATTTGTTAGTTGGAATGGTAAAATGCTAGCAGCTAGAAATACAGGAGACCTTAAGCGAGGTGGAATGGACTATAAGGCTGTTGCCGCAAAATTTAAAGGTAGGGGTAATATAGAAAAGGCTTTTACATATGCAATGAAAGATTTAGAAAAAGCAATTGGTAGTCTTAATCCTAAACAACAAGAAAAAATATTTAATAATGGTAATAACTGGGTAAATATGGAAATTATGTTTCCAGCATCTGCAAATGTAATTACCTATGATGCACCATATTTACAATTTCACAATGTATTACAATATAAAGATGGAAAGGCAATAGGATCAGTTTCAGATGGGGCTAGAATTCTAGCGGGTATGATCGCCCAAATAAACCAAACAGTACAAAAAAACTTTTCAATAATAGGTCCAAAAATTCTTAAAATGAATCCTCACCAAGACTATTCTGCTAAAAAACCATATTTTACAGGAAAGTTAAGTAAACTAATGAAAAAATTTAACATGAAAGATTCATCTACTTTTTCAGAATATCACCAAGCATGGTGGGAAGATTTTGTAAATAAAAAAATGAAAGGTGTAGATAATACAATTAAAATGGGATTGGTTAAACGTTGGGCATTTTTTGACAAATCTTTTAGGCTAGACAAAAAAACAATATCTGACGAAACCATGCTTAAAAATGCAAAAGAGTTTGACAAATTAAAACACGCAGACCAGGTAAAAAAGAATATGCTTCCATTTGAATCTTTATTTTTTGAACTAGGAGCAGAAGTCTTAAAAAATGTAGAAGGTTTTTTAGCAGCAAATCCAGATAAAGCTATTCAAAATGTAAGAAAACAAGTTGCAAAGGCTATTAGTGATGTTAGAAAGGGTGGCGACCTAAAAAAATTAAATAGGATGACTCAACAATTAAAAAAGGTTGCTTCTATTGGTGGATTTAAAACTATAATTCCAAGTGAAGGATTAGTTTTTATATATAAGGGAAATACGTATAAATTAACAGGCGCATTTGCACCAGTAAATCAAATTGCTGGTATGATGACGTTTTAAAAGGAGAAAAAGGTTATGAAAAAATATATTCCAGAACATAAGGTTCAAAGAATGAGAAATTTAGCAACAAAGAAATTTGGAAAAAAGACAAAAATACAAATAGGCTACGGCAATTTTACAGAAGAGCATAAAGAAGGAGATATTTGGGAAGAAAAAGGAAAAAAATGGACAATAAAAAATGGAATAACACAATCAGTTACAAAATTAGATAGTGTTAGACAGTCTGTACTTATGCCGCTTGTTTGTCCAAAGTGCAATACTAAACCAATGAAAGGACAATTGGATAAACTGTTTTGGAGACTATATAAGGAATGTTCTGATTGCAAAATAACAGAAGAAACATCTTTAAAAATAGCAGATAGAGAAAAATACTTAGAATATGAAAAAGAAGTAACGGCCGCAAATCTAAAAACGTATATAAAAGATATGGAAATGCTGGTTGCTGACTATGTAAACGGCTTAAATAGAAAAGGGTATATAACAGAAGCTGGAAAAATTGAAGATTGGTCAAAACAAAACACAACAACATTAAGCAATAAAATTGAACATAAACTAAACGACTTAAGAAAAAATTTAACTAAAATAGTAATCAAAAGTACATAAAGACTAGTGACAAATATATTTATATCTAGATGTATAATTTAGGAAAAGACATATGGCAAGACTAACAAACGAACATCTTCATGGCGACATTAAATTATTGCGACAGGACATAGAATACATGCGTGAGAGTCAATCACAAATGCAAAATGATATTTCTATGATTAAAAGAACCCTTCTTGGTCCAGATACTGGTGCAATTGCAAGGGTAAATAAAAATACAACGTTTAGAAAAAATGCTCAAAAAACAATATGGTCTATTTGGATTGTTTTATTAGGTATATTGGGTAAAATGATATTTTGGGATTAACTATGAAAAAACAAAGATTACAAGAAATAATAACTGAAGAACTAGTGGATGTTTTATTAGAAAGTATTACAAAAAACTTTACTAAGGCAATTGAAACATATAAAAAAATTCAACTTAACCAGCAAGAATTAAGAAAAGCCTTTGTTAACGAAAAAGACCCTAAGAAAAAGGAAAAGTTAAAGCAAGGCTTAATAAAAATGCATGCACAGGTAGTAAAGGCTGAAAAAGACTTTAACAAAGCACTACAAACAGAGCCAATCGAGGATGAGTTAACGGAAAAAAGTAAAGGACTCTGGGCAAATATACATGCCAAAAGAAAAAGAGGCGAAAAACCAGCACATAAGAACTCTAAAGCCCACAAAGATGCCGTTAAAGCTGCTAAGTCTATAAATAAAGAAGGCAAAGTTAATGAAGCGTTGGCAAGAGGTCTTAAGCCACTGTTAACTATAGGTACAAAGATAACTAAAAAAGTTGGTGAAGAAGCACTACTTAAACTCTCAGATAAATTCGATAGAATAGACGATGAATATGCTGGTGATATTGCAAGCCATTTAGATATGGCAATTGAATTGATGCAAGACGGTTATCCAGGAGACGCTACTAAAATGTTAAAGCAATTCAATAAAAAATGTAAAGATGTACTGAAAGGAAAAACAGTTAAATCCGTATTTGCAGAAGGCAAATTAAATGAAGATGTATGGAAAAGCTTTTTAGGAGATGATTCAGCATTTAAGCTTCATATGGCAACTAATACAGAAAAAAGAAAATCTGTAAAGGCTAGAAAAACAGATAAAACATGGGATGATGGAGTCCCTGTGTTAAAGTATATAGCAAGAGCTTCTAAAAAGGATTCACCGTTACCAAGGGGTAAGTTTAAGATTATAGAAGATAACAAACATGGTTGGTGGTACTACCAAGTTGGAAACACGTGGTATGGAATACAACAAAAAGATTATGGTACCCCACCATTCGAATACTAAAAAATAAGGAGATAAAGTATGGCAAATATATTAGGAAAAATATTTTCAGCTGGGGCTGGAGAATTAGTAAAAAGTGTAGGAGGAGTATTAGATAACTTAACTACATCAAAAGAAGAAAAGTTAGAAGCAGAAAGAAAAATCCAAGAACTTATAGCTAACCATGAAGCTAAACTAGAACAAAATATAACTGACAGATGGTCTGCAGATATGAATAGTGACAGTTGGTTGAGCAAAAATGTAAGACCCATGGTACTTATATTTTTAGTTGTTTCCACAGTTCTTATGATATTTATTGATGCAGGAACAATTAAATTTGTAGTAGAGGAAAAATGGACAGATTTATTACAATTGGTTTTAATAACGGTTATTGGAGCATACTTTGGTGGTAGATCTCTCGAAAAAAGAAAGAAATAGGTATTAAAATTGTCTTAGTAATATATTTATATATATGAAGAAGACCAAGTCTCTTAAAGTAATTATACGAGAAGAATATCTTAAGTGTGTTACAGATCCAATATACTTTATGCGAAAGTATTGCCAGATCCAACATCCTACTCGAGGTAGAATCCCATTTAACCTGTACAAATTCCAAGAACGATCTCTTGAACAGTTTACACATAACGATTACAACATAATTTTAAAATCTAGACAATTAGGTATATCAACAATATCTGCTGGATACTCCCTTTGGCTAATGCTATTTCACGAAGATAAAAATGTCCTTGTAATTGCAACAAAACAAGATGTTGCAAAAAACTTGGTAACAAAGGTTAGAGAAATGCATGAATATTTGCCTAGTTGGTTAAAGGGAACAACAACTGAAGATAATAAATTGAGTCTTAGGTTTAAAAACGGCTCCCAAGTAAAGGCAGTTTCAAGTTCTGGAGATGCTGGTAGATCTGAAGCATTATCACTATTGATAATAGATGAAGCAGCCTTTATTGACAAAATAGATGAGATTTGGGCTTCAGCACAACAAACATTAGCAACTGGTGGTAAAGCTATTATATTATCTACCCCTAATGGTGTTGGTAATTTTTTCCATAAAACATGGGTTAAGGCAGAAGAAGGTACTAATAAGTTTAATACAATTAGACTACATTGGAGTGTACATCCTGAAAGAGATCAAGATTGGCGAGACGAACAAGACGCATTACTAGGACCTAAAATGGCAGCCCAAGAATGTGATTGTGATTTTATTTCTTCTGGGCATAATGTAGTGGATCCATCAATAATAGAATGGTATACCAATACATATCAAATGGATCCTGCTGAACAAAGAGGTTTTGATGGAAATTATTGGATATGGGAACAATGTGATTATGCTAAATCATATATAGTAGTTGCCGATGTTGCAAGAGGTGATGGTAGTGACTTTTCAACTTTCCATGTAATAGATATAGAAACAGTAACACAGGTAGCAGAATATAGAGGCCAATTAACGCCAAAAGATTTTGGTAATATGTTGGTTGGTGTTGCAACAGAATATAATGATGCACTCCTAGTTATTGAAAATGCTAGTGTAGGTTTCGGAGCAATCCAAAGTGCAATAGATAGAGACTATAAAAATCTATATTATACATATAAGCACGACGGCGTAGTAGATGCAACTACCCAATTAACCAGGGGCTATGATTTAAAGGATAAATCACAAATGACACCTGGTTTTACAACATCTTCAAAAACTAGACCACTTTTAATTTCTAAACTTGATATTTATTTTAGAGAAAAAGAATGTATCGTTAGGTCAAGAAGGCTTTTAGAAGAATTACGAGTTTTTATTTGGCATGGTAGTAAAGCTGAAGCCCAACGAGGATATAATGACGATCTTGTAATGGCATTTAGTATTGCAATGTGGGTAAGAGATACTGCATTAAAATTAAAACAACAAGGGATAGAACTAGATAAGTTAGCTATCAGTAGAATTGGAAAATCAAACCAATATGATGGCGTATACGCGGCTAATAATTCTATAACTAACCCTTGGAAAATGAAAACCGGCACGGGTCAAGATGAAGACTTGACTTGGCTACTAAAATAGGTTATAGGAGAAAATATTATGGCAGATAAAACATTTTTTGGAAGATTACAAAAACTATTTTCAACATCAACAGTTGTTAGAAGAGTTGGAGATAAAGGCCTCAAGGTTGTAGACACATCAAGACTACAATCAGCAGGAAATTTAGCAACAAATACTCTAGTAGATAGATATAATAGATTACACCATTCAAATAGCAATGCTGGAAATTCAGTATATAATCCTACACAAGCCTTTTCTCAAATGAGAAACGAATTATTTACTGATTATGAAGCAATGGATACTGATTCAATTATTTCCTCAGCATTGGATATATACGCAGATGAATCAACTATGAAAAATGAATTTGGTGATGTATTAACTATAAATAGTGATAAAGCAGAAATAAAAGAAATATTGCATAATTTATATTATGATGTACTAAACGTAGAATTTAACCTCTGGCCATGGATAAGAAATATTTGTAAATACGGTGATTTTTATCTTAAGCTAGATATTATGGAAAAAGTCGGGGTAACAAATTGTGAACCTATATCGGTATATGAAGTACAAAGAGAAGAAGGACTAGATCCTGCCAGACCTGAATATGTTAGGTTTTTGCATGATGCTAGTTTTGCAGGTGCACTTGCTTCATCTGTTAATTCTACCTCTAAAACATATTATGAAAATTATGAAGTAGCCCATTTTAGAATGCTTAATGATACAAATTGGCTACCTTATGGTAAATCAATAGTTGAATCAGGTAGAAAAACCTGGAAACAATTAACGCTTATGGAAGATGCAATGATGATTCATAGAATCATGCGTGCCCCTGAAAAAAGGGTATTTAATATTGATATTGGTAATATACCACCAAATGAGGTAGATAATTACATGCAGCAGGTAATAAATAGAATGAAAAAAACCCCATATATAGATCAAACAACAGGAGACTATAATCTTAAGTTTAATATGCAAAATATGATGGAAGATTTTTACCTACCTACTAGAGGAGGAAATAGTGGAACAAGTATTGAATCTCTTGGAGGAATGGAATGGACTGGAACAGAAGATATAGAATATCTTAAGAATAGGCTGCTTGCATCTTTAAGGGTACCAAAAGCCTTTTTAGGATATGAAGAAGGAGTCGATGGTAAAGCAACACTTGCAGCATTAGATGTTAGGTTTGCCCGAACAATTGAAAGAATACAGAGAATTGTTGTTTCTGAACTTACAAAAATTGGATTAGTTCACCTTTATTCACAAGGATATACTGATGAAGACCTAGTTGATTTTGAATTATCTTTAACGAATCCATCTACAATATATGAACAAGAAAAAATAGAATTATGGACGTCAAAAATTAATTTGGCCGATCAAATTCGTAGTAATAAGATGTTATCTGAAGACTGGATTTATAAAAATATATATGGAATAGTTAAAGATGAGGTAGGAACGGAAAGAGAAAAAGTTGTTGAAGATACAATAAATACCTTTAGACATTCTCAAATAGAGCAAGAAGGTACAGATCCAGCCAAAGAACCCACAGTTCAAGAAGATATAAAAGAAAAAAATAGAAAAACTTTATCTTCTTCTGGCGATACTAGAAAAACTAGAAATGGTAAGTCAGATAAAGGTGCAGGAAGACCTAAAGAAAATAATTATTACGGTACAGACAATGGAAGCAGGGGTAGAGATCCATTAGGTAAAGAAAAAAATAAACGAGATGCAAAAAATAAGGATAGATCTATTAAAAGTAAGTACAAAAGTAGTGGCAATTTAGCAAAAGAAATTGCAAATTCAATGGATTTATTTAAAAATAAGAAGTCTATGTTAAGTGAAAAGAGTAATATGCTAGACGAGTCTAATTTAATAGATACAGACTTAACATAAGGATAATAGCGATATATTTATATATGAATATAAAGGTATATATTATAATATACCTGATATAGGAGAAATTTAAGGTGGGTAAAAACATAAAACATTCAAAAATAAAAAATACTGGTGTTCTATTTGAATTATTGGTTAGGCAGATAACAACTGACACTCTTAATGGAGTAGCTAAATCTCCTGCTTTAAAAATAGTTAAAGAACATTTTACAACTGGTGTTGCATTAAAGCACGAATTAAAACTATATAATTCTCTTATACAAGAAAAGTTTCAAAATATACTAAAGGCCGAAAGGTTTTTAGATGTTGTTTTACTTGAACGATCTAAAATATCTGAACCAGAGTTAAAAAGAAAAAAATATAATTTAATAAAAGAAATTGGTAAGGTATATAATTTAGAATCATTTTTTAGAACTAAAATTTCTAATTATAAAATAAATGCTTCAATATATAAACTATTTGAATCTAACAAAAATAAATCTATAAATAATCCAAAACTTATTATGGAGTACAAAGAAACAATTGTAGATCATATTTCATCAACTAAACCAAGATCAACCCAAGAAGTGGTTCTTAACGAATATTCTTCACAAGATAAAGAAATTAGATTATTAAGTTATAAATTATTATTAGAGAAATTTAATGATAAATATGGAGATCTAACAATAAAACAAAAAGATCTTCTTAGAAAATATATAAATGGAAATAATTCTGTTATGTCTAATTATATAGGTGAAGAGGCTGGTAAAGGTAGAAAATTAATTGTAAAAGCTGCAAATAAAATTGATGATAAAATAACTTCAATAAAATTAAAAGAAGTTGCAAATCAGCTTAAAAAAATAGAAAAATCAAAGAGTGTTAGTGAAAAGCACATATTTACTATGATGAATCTGTATGAGCTTGTACAGGAGATTAACATTGTCAATAAGTAAAAAATTAAAAGAAATAATTGACGAAATAATCAAAGATGATGAATTGGAGGAAGCTTCAGTAACTGGCAATGTTGCAGGCTATCAAACACCAAATGCATTTTCAGGCAAACAAGCAAAAGATAAAAAAAAAGAAAAAGAAAACGCTGAAAATAGTACTGGATATACTGTAGTACAAGAAATATATGGTACTAATTATCCAACGTTTAAAAAAGAAGAATCAAAAAATTCTAGACAAAAAGTTAATGGAGCTATAAAAGAAATTAACAAAAGACTTTTTGAAATAGAGAGAATAATTGGAAGAGCCGCTAAACTAAAACAAGAAGCTGGCGTTTCTTCTGATAACTATTGGAAATCAACCAAGCCAAGGATGACAAAAATAGCTGAAAGATTATTAAAAGTATCACATAAATTAAGAGAAATAGCTTCGTAAAAAACAGGGGAAAATAAAATGGGCAAATTCGTTAGACAAAGCGTGTATGAATGGAAACAATTCAGAAACGACATTAAGAAAAAAACATATATGTATGAAGGTAAAGAATTCATAGGGTGGGATTTACCAATGCATGAACAAATTAGGCTATATAGAATAGCTGAAGCTAGAATAGTCGAGGTAGCTAATTATGCTAATATGGCCGATGCCCCAGTTGCAAATCCTGCAGCCCAAGGTGGTAAATCACTATATAAGCGTTCCTTACCAAATGTATTTAGCTCATATGAGTTTGTATTTGCTGGAGCAACAAACGCAGCAATATCTGCCATTACTGGATCAGGTGTAGCTGCTGGTACAGCTAGAGCGCATTCTTTAGGTGGCCACTACATTGATGTAAGTACTGGTTGGACTGGACCTAAATTTGGAGATAAAAGATTCAGACTTTCATTTGAAACATCTTCAGTAAGTATTACTGCTGGTACAGCTCAAGAATCAGTAGCTGGTCCTATTTACGCTGTAGTAACTGGTTCATTAGATATTACT